AGAATTTCTCCTTATTCTATCAGTGCTTAATCAAGATGAGTATTTCACGCAGCGAGATAACCGATATTGGCGGACGATTATTATACACAGTATATTACACAACACTTGACAATTACAAATTAATCAAAAATGAATTTACTAGCAACGGGCTTGTGCACAAAGCCGTGAACAGTAAAGCCCTAACGAATGTCCGAATGCTTATTGAAAACTTTACTAAGAAGAACATTAATATTATCTACATTGAACAGGGCTCTATACTTGCCTCAAACATAACAACTTTAGCGCTAACATATAAAATGCTGATTGTGATCCAATCGCCTAAAGAGAAAACAATTGCTGGTGCTATTAAGTGGCGAAACGCTGTTGGTTCAAGAATAAACGGCCCAGTTCACATGGCATTAAGTGATTATATTGCCCTCATCAAGGCCGAGCGCGAGAAAGCTGTGCAATCATCCACTGTGGAGCCAGTCAGTGTCGTACCAGTTGCTAAATTAATGCAAGAACCAGTGCATGTAGATGTAACTCAAGCCGAAGTGCATATCCAAAACGAAGAGGTGAAAGTTGACCACAGTGTGAATGAAGAGTCAGCTCCTAGTGATAGTGTCACTGAAGTTAAACAACAAAACGTTTGTTCTACGTGTGATAAACCTATCGCCGAGTATGCGTGCATGCGTGATGATAATGACTGTTCTTGTGATGCTATGGACGATGCATTAAATAAGAGCTTTGACACTATTGATTCAGACGGTGCTACGCTTGACCTTCCGGCGTTATCTATGAGACGCGTTTATGATTCGGTATGTATCGGTTGTGCGGATGCGCCTCTAGAACAGTTAGTGTTGCATATTGAGTTGAGTGAATTGATGACTCGCGCTAGACTATTGTTGTCTAAATTCATGAAAGTGTACTTAGTGCCTTCAGACTTGGATTGGAACGAGTTAAGGACGATAACTATTGACGGGATTACATTGCAGTACAGAACAACGCTTAAGGATTCAAACAGTATTCTGTGTGAAAGTGAATTAATTTCTAAAGTATTTGAGATGTATCGCGGCTCAGAGCGTTTATTTCAATACAAAGATCAATTATGTTCAATGATTGGCATGCACATCTCAGGTGATCCAACCATATTCATTTGTAGCAATGCATGTGGTTTAATGTTGGCCAAAATGTAGGAAGTCTTTATGTGTGATATTATTTAGATTGTAAGCGTGAGATAGGATGAGACCGTGGGAGAGAAAACGTCAGCT